GGTACACCTAATTGGAAAACATTATGAGTTTAGAATTTATACAACTTCAATCATACACCGCACCATCCATCATTGAGCAAAAGAACAAAGATTGGGTGCAATACGGCGATGATAACAACTATTATCAGTATTTGATTGATTTGTACCATTCATCACCAACCAACAACGCGTGTATCAAAGGCACAGTTGACCAAATTTTTGGTAAGGGGTTGGAAGTAACCAAGGCATCACGGGATTTGGCGGGATACATTGAATTCAAAAAGATGTTTTCCAACGATTGCATCCGTGCCATTGCCATGGATTTGAAAATGTTGGGCCAAGCATCGTTCCAATTGGTGAAGTCAAAGGATCGCAAAAAGTATGTACAAGCCAAACACTTTCCACAACAAACCCTTCGCCCCGCAAAGTGCAACGAAAAGGGTGAAATTGAAAAGTATTATTATTGCCCCGATTGGGCGAATTTGAAGCGTGGCCATACGCCAATTGAGTTTAGGGCATTTGGTTACGACCAAAACGCAAACGAATGTATCCTTACAATCAAACCATATTCAACGGGTTCTTTTTACTTCGCACCCGTGGATTACCAAGGAGGTACGCAATATGCCAACTTGGAAGCGGAGATTTCCAATTTCCACATCAACAACATCATGAATGGTTTGGCACCTTCAATGTTGATAAACTTCAACAATGGGCAACCACCCGCAGAGGTAAAAGATACAGTTGAAGCCCAAATCAAACAAAAGTTTGGTGGTTCATCCAATGCAGGTCGGTTTATTATTTCATGGAACGATGGTCAAGATTCCAAAGCGGATATCACACCCGTTCAATTGAGTGATGCCCACAACCAATATCAATTTTTGAGTGGTGAAGCCATGCAAAAAATCATGGTATCGCACCGCGTTGTTTCACCAATGTTGTTAGGAATTAAAGACAATAGTGGATTCGGTAACAATGCCGAGGAAATGAAAACCGCATCAATCTTGTTTGATAATGTTGTGGTACGACCATTCCAACGATTGATTATTGATGCAGTAACCCAGGTATTGAACTTCAATGGGTACAATTTGAATCTTTATTTCAAAACCTTACAACCCCTTGAATTCACCGATTTGAGTGGCAACATCATTGATGATGAAACCCGTGAAGAAGAAACGGGCGTATCATTGTCAGCCGAAAAAAAAAAGATTGAATTGGTAAAACCCAATGCGGGTGAATCCAAAGATGATTTTTTGGGGCGTTGCATTCCGATTGTAGTTCGTGAGGGCAAAGACACCGACCAAGCCACGGCCATTTGTTATTCGTATTTTGAAGGAAAGGATATGACCATCGAGGATGAAAATTCTTGGTTGGAACATTTGAAAGGCAAGGGCGAAACAATTAACACGGATGAGTGGGAACTCATTGATGTTCGTGAAGTTACGGATGCCGATGAAGAATTAAAATTTAACCTTGCTTATGAAAACCCCAATAAAAAAAGTGATGACGATAAAGGGGTGTACAAAATCCGATACCGTTATGGTCCTGATTTCGTATCCAACAAATCAAGGGAGTTTTGCTCTACAATGGTTCAAGAAGCCAAAAGCGGAGTGATATTCCGTAGGGAAGATATCATCCAAATGGGTGATGCGGGTGTGAACGGACAATTCGCCCCAAGCGGTCAAAGTTCCTATTCAATTTGGAAGTACAAAGGCGGTGTAAATTGCCACCACAGATGGGAACGATTGACATTTAGACGAAAACAAGTCAAAGGAAAGTTTTTGCCAAAACAACCTGGTGAAACGGGTGATAATAGAAATTTGGAAAACTACAACGAGGTTTCAAACAAATCAGCGGATAAGGCGGGGGTGCCATTTTCACCAAGCGGGTGGGATACTGCCAAAACAAGGCCGATTGATATGCCAAACAAAGGATCATTAAAGAACAAATAAGATGTACGCAAACGATGATATTCTATTAATCGACAAAGAGTTGATTTTTAAGTATACCCAATTGGGTGGTAATGTGGATGTAGACAAAATCTATCCATTCGTGAAAATCGCCCAAGATATTCAAGTTCAAGAATTGTTGGGAACAAAATTGTATCGCTACATTTTAACCCAGGTGGAAGCGGGTACATTGACGGGCAATTATCAAACCTTGGTTTCGCATTATGTACAACCGATGTTGATTCATTATGCCATGGCCGATTTGTTGTTGTTCCATGGTTATGAGGTAACCAATGCGGGTATATTGCGTAACTCACCCGAAAACACCACCTTACCAGATAAAAGCGAATTGGATTCATTGGTTCAACGCCAAAGAAACATCGCGGAAACTTATCGCCGTAGGGTTGTGGATTATTTGAGTTACTACCCACAATTGTTTTCACAGTATACCGAAAACCAAGAAGCGGGGGAATACCCAAACACCAACCCATCAAACTATGTTTCATGGAATTTGTAAAAAAGACATACAAGCCAAAGGATGAAAAGGTCAAGAAATTGACCAAATACTTCACGGAATTGAAAATCGTGAAACCCGCCAATTGTGATTTGTTTTCCAAAGGTGGTAAATTATTAACACTTTTATTCATTTTGACGGGATGTTCGGCGGAGTATCATTTGAAACAAGCCATCAAAAAGAACCCCGCAATGGCACAAATAAGTGTGTATGGCATTGATACGGTGTTTGTACGCGATTCCGTGACCATTACAGACACTTTCACCACAAAAACGATTGATACCCTCACAATTGAAAAAGATGGCGTTAAAACGATTGTATACCGCAATCACGATGTGATAAGAATTAAGACAGTTGTAAAGGCCGACACCATCCGATTCACCAAGACAATCACATTACCACCACAAATCCAATACAAAGAACGAATCAGTTTGCCCCAAATGGTGGGTGTTGGTTTGGCATTGATATTGGCATTGTTATTTTTGATACTTTTAATTACAAGAAAATGAGCAATTGGAACAACCCAAACAACCCGAACAACACCCAGAACGGGTGGAAAACACCATCACGGAGTTCACCACAAGGCGGTGGAACAAGGGCGTGTTTATGCAAAGACAAAAACACATATTCAAAAAAGTGTTGTGATGGCACATTGTGGGCGCAAGGCGTGGGCAATGTATCGCGTAACCCCTAACAATTAACCTTAAAATCGTTTTATCAATATGAGCATTTCAGGATCAGCATTCACCGCGGGTTACACGGGTTCAAAAGCCGTTGCCAATACATCAGCCAACACGGGAAGATTCCGTGGATTCTTTGTCAATTCAAATGCCGTTGTATCGGCTTGTTTGGACAAGGATGGCAATTCATTGATGACCATTATGGGATTGACGGGTGTAACATTATTGCCAGGCCCATTCCATTGTGTGGCCGATGGTAATTACATTTCATCAATCACCTTGACATCGGGTTCAATCGTTCTTTACAACGAATAAATGTTTGTTGGATTAGCGATTGGGGTAACACCATTCACCCAAGCGGGTGGGGCGGTATTGGCGTTAGAATATACCAATAGAGTAACTGCGGATGGTGGTTATTACGAAGGTGTGGACTGCATGATTTTCAAATTGGATAATTTAGATTCACAAGAATGAGTACACTTTTAGAACAAGCGAGTTTGGTTTTAATACCAAGCGGATACAAAGAGGATGTTGTTTATTCTCAAATTCCCACAAACGGGTCGGGCGATTTGTCATTCACCCGTGCATCCAACGGAACGCGAGTAAATAGTGCGGGGTTGGTTGAGGTTGTGGCTTGGAATTTGTTGGAACAATCGGAAACTTTTGATAATGGAGTTTGGGCAAAAGAATCGGGAAATTCGGTGACAGCGAATACCACAACCGCACCAAATGGAACGACTACCGCAGACACATTAAGTGCAACCGCCACTAATACTATAAATACATATCAGGTGTATGCAATTACAGCGGGGGTTTATACTTATTCGGTGTATGTCAAAAAAAAATCAACAAATATAATTTCAACTTATATTTACCAAACGGGAGTTGGATTTGCCGCGATTGGTGAAATTAATTTTGACAACGAAACATTTACAAATGGAACGATTGAAAGCGTTGGCGATGGATGGTTTAGGGTTGCATTAAGCGCAACGCTAACAACGCAAACCCATACATTTGGATTTTATACTTCATCCACAACGGGAACGCGTGATGTTTACATTTGGGGCGCACAACTAAACATCGGCGCAACCGCCAAACCCTATTTTCCCACTACCGACCGCTTAAATGTTCCACGCCTAACATACCAAAATGGCGGGGGCGGGTGTCCGTCTTTGTTGTTGGAGAAGCAGAGTACGAATTATTGCTTGTATTCAGAACAATTTGACAATTCTGCTTATAATAAAATATCTGGGGGGTCGGCTACTGTTCCTGTTGTAACGGCTAATTTTGCTACATCTCCCGATGGTTCGCAAAACGCAGACCGCATTCAATTTGCACGAACAGGTACTACCGCTTCGGATTTTAGTGCAATCAACCAATCGTCTTTAACTTTAAGCGCAACTGGTACGACTACTATTTACCTTAAAAGTAATACATCGTCAAATCAAAATGTTTTAATGTATTGGGGTGGCGGTCAAGGTCAAGTGTTTCTTGTTACACCATCTTGGCAAAGGTTTACATTATCAAATCTTTCGGTAGGAACAGACGCTATTGTTTTTGGAACTCGCGGAGGAACGGGCAATTTTTTTAATGGTGGCGATTTGACTCTTGACATTTTGGCTTGGGGTGCACAATTAGAGCAAAGCAGTTACCCCACATCCTACATCCCAACAACCTCATCAAGTGCAACAAGGGTGGCGGATGCTTGTTTTAAGACGGGAATTAGTTCGTTGATTGGGCAGACGAGCGGAAGTGTGTTTTTTGATTTTACCGTTGATAGCGTAACGCAACCAGGCGACCCCGTTTTATGGTATATGAAAGACGGCGGTGCGGGTGAGCGTTATGTTGAATTATATTCAAATGGAAATTTGGTATATGCAGAAATTGACGGGAGTGGACCGATTGCAACAATTACAAAATCCTCATTAACTGTTGGTCGTCATAAATGTGCGATTGCATATGCAACAAACGATTTTGTTTTCTATGTTGACGGGGTGCAAATCGGAACGGACACAAGTGGAACACCGAACGGATTTAGCACATTTGGTTTGCAGTATTATTTAAGTGTTTACACGGGTCAACAAAAAGTAAACCAAGCGGCAATTTTCAAAACCCGCCTAACAAACGCCGAACTTGCATCACTAACCACAATTTAACACAATGAAAAGTTTCAGAAAATACGAGTTCACTCCTACCGAATGGGCAACACTCCAAAAAGACATACAACAAACCATAATCACCCCAAGCGGGGAAACCGTGACAAGTTGGAAAGATTGCGCAGTTGTTGAAATTGGGTTTATTTGTTTAGAATGGGGGCAAGTTGATGACAAACCCGTATGCGTTAAGCAGTCCGACAAGTGGGCGGTAGATATTCTATTCTATGCAGAAGTACCCGTGGAGTTTGAGCCGTATGAGGTATGGCCAGACCCAATGGGGATTCATACTTTTAGTGGGGATGATTCTTTGTATTTGAGTGGGTATTGTGCCAAGTTTCCCGATTCACCATATTGTGTAATTCCCGATCCCGTAATCTAATGACCGCCCCGAAAAATGCTTTGCCCGTCAATTTTGAC